AACCGAGGTTGTATTTTCTCGGATATGAAAATGACTCTCGCTCAAAGATTGAAGGCCGCCATGTTGGCCGCAAACCTGACGCAGTCCGCACTAGCCGATTTGGTTGGTGTGTCACAGGCTGCAATACAGAAGCTCGCTTCTGGAAAAGCAAAAACGTCGACTAAAATCGTGGAGATCGCCAGGGCATTGCATGTTCGTCCTGAATGGCTCAGTGAAGAATCTGGGCCAATGAGGGATGACAGTGATAGCTCTTATTCAAAGCATCACCCTGATTCAGCTACACCGCCGTTTGAAGAGTGGGAAGCTGGCGCATCATGGGATAGAAATACCCCTTTGCTCAGGGACGAAGTAGAGGTGCCTTTTTTGCGAGACATTGAGCTCGCCGCTGGGGACGGACGTTATAACGAAGAACAATATGATGGGGAAAAATTGAGATTCTCCAAAGCCACGCTGCGCCAGGTTGGCGCTAGTACCGATGGCAACGGAGTTTTGTGCTTCCCAGCTCGCGGCAACAGTATGGAGCCAAACATACCAGACGGTACTGAAATAGCGGTCAACACGAACGACAAGAAGCTAGTTGATGGAAAGCTTTATGCCATCAACCAGAACGGATGGAAGCGCATCCGGGTTCTTTATCGTGTTGGACCGGATAGGATAAGCCTAAGAAGCTACAATTCGGCCGAGTACGAGCCGGAGGAGAAGGATATTAACGAAGTTGAAATTATTGGTCGTGTTTTCTGGTACGCAGTTCTTCCTTGAGCAACAACCTCAAGCTCGGTAATCACCCGAGCTTTTCTGCTTTCCTCCTCAAAGATCACACTTTTTAACTTTAAACCCTCCCCTTCACAAAAAATTTCCGTCTTTTAATACAACCAAAAACAACCACTTAAAACAACCACGTCTATATTTACAACTTCAGTTGTTGACATAAATACAACCATAGTTTTAAATGAAGTCATCGAAACGAAACATCGATGCGGCAACCGGAACAACCAGCCGCGCCAGACATGAAGTCAGGCTGCTTCTTTAACAATCTAACTGACGCCAGATAGGCAGCTAAGCAAGCTACATCATGCACAGCAAAAACCATTTTGTGTCAGTTAGGCCGGGAATTTCTCCTGCCAGTGTAGGAGGCCAAAGCGAAGTGGCTTTGGAGGTGGTAGACGGCTATCAGCTAAAGGCGAATCGCCTGGCGATAACGGCCTGCGATTATTCAGTTAATCGCACCACCTACCAAAGCCACTTACTGGAGGTAGTTATGACAACAATCATCGTTAAGCCAGCGAAAGAAAACAGCAAGACACGTCGCTATCGCCAGCGTGGTGAAGTGATGGCAAAACGCCGCGAAGATGCGGATACAGCGAAGAAGTTAAGCAAAGCCTGGGCGAAGTTAACTCGGGTTGAGTTACCGGCACAGAAGCCTGTTTATAACGGTTCATGCTGCTTGCCAGAGGTGGCGATGTTCGCAGCTGGTCATCGCAAATCAAAATTAGTAACGGCGAGGTAATGATGCCACTAGACCATGGAATTCTTAATTTACCGCTCAGCAAGCGCGGCAATTTCCATAACGAACTTGATGAACATTTGAAAGCAGAAAAACAACGCAAAGCGCGAGAGATTTGCGATGCCAAAGCGGAATTTGAAGAAGCAAAGCGAATGGCAAAAACATTGTTTGAAGTGATGGACGCAGACTTGCTTAAGCAGGAAGCAAAACGCCGAGGGATGAAGGCTTCAGAGCTAAAGCAGATATTGCGTGACATTAGGGACTTCAAGCCTCGGTTAGCACCAAAAGCTTTCGAGATATTCATCAAAGCCGCTTAGCGGCTTTTTTTATGCCTAAAAGTCGAGGTAAGCATGAGCTTCAGAGGAAAGGTTTGGTTTTGGATGTTGGTTTCATGCGCCCTCTTCTGGTGTGGAGTGGTTATTGGATTGATGAGGGTTATGTGATGAGTGAATGGATTAAGTGCAGTGAAAGAATGCCTCCTGTTGGAACTAAATTATTAACATGGAATGGGTGGTTCATTGTTCAAGCTGAGTATCGTTCAAATGAGCATGCAAAAACAGAAAAAGGACGGCAGCCTAGATTCGAAAATTTCAGAGGAATTATGAGCAGTGTAACCCACCGGATGCCCCTGCCAGAACCACCTGCTGACTGACCATCACAAAGCTCATATCCGTGTGAGCTTGATGATGCACCAGTAAGAAGACATAACCCCTCTTATCATCACTTAGGCCGCCATTGTGCGGCCATTTTTTTACCCATCGCTAAGCCAATTTACGAGTTGGTTCAGCAATGAATACCTATCAATCAACAGGAAAACGCCAATGGCAAAAGCTATCGGCGGCGCTATTGGCGTCGCAAAAACACTACTCGACCGCATCCATCAATATCTAATCGCTGGCGCTAAGCCAAGTAGGGAGGCATTCGCATGACAAAGCTGCAGCATGTTATCAGCCTGCTTGCCATTGAGTCGGTGAGGCTCGGCGATAAAGATCTGTTTCAGATTTCTAACCACCTTTTCCACTATCGGAGATTGATGCCATGAATGACTTGGAAAAAGCGCTTGATGCGCTCCCAGAAGAAGAACGCTCAATCATCGATACCTTTGCCAATGAATATCTCTACGCCATCAAGGATTCAGCATTTCGCAAAGCATGGACGGAATTACGTTTGGCATCTGATGAGGAACAACAATCATTCATGGATTCTGACGAGTTTGCCGAATGCCTCCACCAATACCAGGCGGATACAGCATATTGGTTTGCCCTTCGCCGCCGTAGTAAGGAAATTGAATCAGCAAGAGATCATCAAACTTACATGGCAATTAATAACAGATACGACGAGGTAGCGTGATGAGCTTCAGCATCATTGAATTCGTGAAACAGCAGGAGCCGTTGTTTAGCGGCGCGCTGACTGACCAGTCAGTTACATGGGCTAAGGAAAGCCAGTTCGCGATGCAGCTTTTCCAGAAGAATGATTTCCTGACGAAAACGGCAATAGGGAATCCGGCAAGCGCGCAGAATGCGATTATCAACGTAGCGGCAATAGGCATCACACTGAACCCAGCCAGCAAGCTGGCCTACCTAGTTCCGCGCGATGGCATGGTGTGTCTCGACATCAGCTATATGGGGCTTCTTCACCTTGCCCAGGCAACCGGGTCGATTAAGTGGGGCCAGTGCAAGCTTGTTTACTCGAACGATACCTACGAATCGAATGGGCTGGATAGCGCCCCTACGCATAAGTACAACGCTTTCGGTGATCGCGGTGAAGTAGTCGGAGGCTACTGCACGGTTAAGACTCCTGACGGAGACTATCTCACAGAGGAAATGAGCCTCACAGAGATAAAGGCTACCGAAGCTACCAGCAAGGCAAAGAACGGCCCGTGGAAGACGTTCTGGGCGGAAATGGCGCGTAAGACAATCGTCAAGCGGGCAAGCAAATACTGGCCACGTGCTGAGCGCTTGGATAATGCGATCCACGTCCTCAATGAAGAGGAAGGAATGCACCAAGAGCCGGTAATGCCACACACGCCTGAAAGCGAAGTTATTGAAGGTGAGAATACTCGCAAACAGGAGGTGTACGAGCTGGTAGAAGGAATCTGTCAGAAGATGGAAGCGTCAGAAAGCATGGATGAACTAAAACCACTGTTCGCTGATGCATTCAAGTTAACTCGCGGCATGAAGCTTCAACAGAATGTTCAGGCCATCTATTCAGAGCGCAAAGCGCAGCTTGAAGGGGCAACGTTATGAGCAAGCTATACGACATCGCCAATGATTACGCGAAGCTCATGGATTCTGGTTTAGAGCCAGAGATGATCGCCGACACTATCGAAGGAATTGATGGCGAGCTCGTTGATAAGGTCGAGCAGTTGCTTTCCATCTGCAAAAACGAGCAACTCTATGCAGAGGCTCTGAGGAATGAATCAAAGTCACTACTGGAAAGAGCATCGGTAGTCGAAAACAAGATTTCAAGCATCAAGGAGTACATAGCCAGATCGCTTGAAACAGTAGGGAAGAGGTCAATCCGAGCGGGTTTGCACCAAGTAACTGTTCGTGTCCCATCCCGTCAGGTTGATATCACCGACGCATCTATCCTGCCGATTGAATTCGTTGAGTATGAGACAGTCGTCAAGCCAGATAAGCTGGCTATCAAGCATCAGCTGGACGCAGGAATAGCCGTTCCTGGCGCTCAGATAAAGTTTGGAAAGCCATCGTTAATCATCAAGTAACGAGGTGATTTATGGCCGAGCGCTGGCAGGACTACGAAAGAAAATATCTCCGACAAGCTACCAAAGATACGGAAGTCGAAATCATCGCAAGGAAGCTTGAACGAAGCGAGTCTGCGGTCATTAGAGAGGCTCGCCGGTTGAAGCTAAGGCGTATCGGTGGCACTTCACTTTACTACCGAAACAAGAGACAGCCACTTCGAAAATGGCGGCATCTAATTAAGCCATGCGACAAATGGAGCCAACAAGAGTTGGCTCTTTTTTTTACCCATTCAAACCAGCAGATAGCCGAAATAACCGGTCGCTCAGTTGAGTCAATCGGAGATAGGCGCTTGCTCGAAAACCTCCGGCGCAATGGCTGGCTAACCAAAAACTGAGACAAATCATGTTCGGACTATTTCTTCTCATCTGCGCAAGCGGAGCGGATATCTGCAGCTATCAATCTGCTGGCTACATCTACCCGGATTACCAGAACTGTACTGCTGACATCTCCGCACAAAAACTCCCCTCTTCTTACGAATGCCTGCCAGTTGATGCTGTGGTGCGGGCTAAGGATGACCAATGAGTGAAATTTTACTTAGAAAGGAACTTCGAGCATTGCGCAGGCGACTGGAATCATTGAAAGCAGAGCGCGATGCGCTGGCTATAGAGAATCAGGCGCTGAAGTCGAAAGCCGCAGAACTTGTGCATGAAGCATCTGAAGTCTACTCAGCATACAACGCCACTATCAGAGAACCAGACGGTGACTTCATGGATATGCAGACGCTGTATGAGATGAAGTGCATCGAAACCCCAGCCACCTCCGCAGCACTTGCGGCTATCCAGGCGCAGGGAGTGGAGAAGTTTGTCACCAAAGTTGCTAAGCAATTACGCGAAGCTGGCGGTGAGCGCGGTTACAACCTGGTTGACTGGTGTGAGTATGCCGATCATTTGGAAGACAGGGGTGAGAAGTTCGCCATCGAGCTGCGGGAGGCCAAATGAAAGAGCTCAACTTTGACCCAACCGATCCGGACAAAATGAAGCTCCCGGCGGGAAAGACGTGCGGCGAATGTGCACACAGTCTCCGGTGCAAGGCAATTTTCGGCCACGTTGAAACTGACACGTATTGCGACTGGTCGCCATCGCGCGCGGTATTCATGGATAAGGTGGAGGTGCGTGATGCCAGCAAATGAACTGAAGGCGTTCAGCGTGCAAGCCGATGAGTTCGGATGCATTCGATTCGCCAAAACTCATGTAGAAGCCCGTCGTGAAGGTGCAGCAGAGCTTGATGTTGAGTTTAGCGATATCGTTTCTTGCCGTCGTGCGCCGGAGCTGGATAAGTACGCCGCTGCGCGCCATGTGCCATGGAAGGTGCTCATCGAGGAGCATGGTTGGTCGCAAGAGTGCGGATACTGCAATCATCGCGTTTACGACGAAACCGCAGACCGTGTTTTTGATGAGAAATGTGAGCAGGCATTCTGCGATATCGAATGCCAGGCACGCCATGAAAACGTGCTCATTGATATGGGGATTCGCCGGTCAGGTGACAGCGCTAGGGAGGTGGAGCGTGGGTAAGCGGCTTCTTGTAGCGCCAAATCGTTACGCCGCCTACTTCCCGCAGGAAAGGCCTGTTGAAGCCGCGTCAATAAAGGCTTGGGATGAATCTGGCGATTACCTTGGCGTGGGCGTGGCGGTTTATACCCGCAGCAGCGGGATAGCAATATCAGTCAATGGTGCGCGGTATGACTCAAATCATGTCATCCATTGGATATCAACGCAGGAGTCCCAGTATGGCTAAGCGTAAGAGCAACAGCGCAGAGCTAACATCTTGCCCGCATTGCGGCGGCGCGAACGGCTACCACACGAAAGAAATTGTCGATTTCAGGCAGTTTTATAACTGGATGGGCGATTACCTCTGCGGAGAGCACGTTAGCAGCGTCCGGGGTGGAAACTCATTCTACTGCTGCGACTGCGGCCGGAATATCACAAAGCACGTCAAGTCACATCAGGCCGAGGCCCAGGAGAAAGCATTATGAATCTGACAATCCAACAAATTTGCGATATCTGCGACCTGATGGGTATCAATTACGAACAGCCTGATGCCGGTCAACTGGGAGCTGAGGTGTGGATCGGTGAGGGAACCATCGCCGGTGAAAATGGCGAACCTGACTATCACGGACTGATAGCTCACGATGCCGAATACCCAGAGGAAGGCGCGGTAGCTCTGGAGAAAGCATTATGAGCACTGAGAAGCTGAGCGAACTGAGCAAGCCTGTGGCGTATGACTATCAGATTGCAGGTGCATGCATTGCAGATGGCCATAATGAAAATGGGAAATGGGTTGACTGGAATAATAAGCTCTCTCGTTATTGCCCGCCAGATTGGATGGTGGAAGAAGGGAAAGTAACAGAGCTCAAACCCCTCTACTCGCAAGAGTACGTCTCCGCCCTAACGCAGCGAATCGCCGAGCTGGAAGATGCAGAGCAAAAGCTGTGCGCTGCAAATGTAACTCTTGATGCACGAGCATCCGCGGCAGAGGCCAAGCTGGCTACGCCGGTGCGGTTGCTGGGTGAAATGCTACTTCACGATTGGGAGCACAGCGTTGAACGGCAGGCTACTTTCCAGCACAGGAAAATAGCGTGGGATGCCCGCTTAGCGGAAGACAAGAAAGCAATCCTGGCAGCTGGCTTCACCTTCACCGTAGAGGGGGATGAGTAGGATGATTGAAGCATTCAAGGCAATCCGACGCCACAAGGCGGAAAAAGCAAAATATGAGGCCTGGGTTGAGAAATTCTCAGAGCAGATTCGCAAATGCACTGGCAACGACGATTGCGCTGTCGCCGCGGAGCTGGAATCCTGGCCGTTCGAGGCTAACGATACGCTCTATAACTGGCGGTTAGAAGACCCAGTTGATGCGGCGTTAGAAGCGCTGAGCTATTACGGGGACTGAGCCATGCCAACACATTCAGAGTTGATTAGCTTCACGCGTGACAGGAAGGAGCGCACCACAACAAGCATCTACCACACCGAGCAGCACTCACTAAATGCCAGAACAGTCGTTGAGCAGATGCTGATTATCAAAGGTGAAGGCATATTCAGGCGATATACCGCCGACATGCGTTTTGATGACTTCCCCGCCTGCGGATCTGAGCGTGAAGCAGCACTGAAACTTGCCGATTGGATGCAGCGTCTTGGCGCTGCTATTGAAGACCACTGGAGCCAGCCATGACACGGACACTAACGACTGAACGCCAGCAGTTTGCTGAGCAAAACGAAATGATCACGGAGTTTGTAAACTGGTTCTTCGACGAGAAGAAAGAAGGTTGTGGCAATGCGTGGTTCATCATGGCCTCTGCTATGTGGGAGGGCTGGAAAGGACGAGCTAACCGGGAGGCGCAGCCGGTTACAGCGGGTAAGTTTGCGGGCTGGGGTCTATATCATACCAAATCTGGGGAATTCGGAAATTGGTTAAAGTCAACTCAAGAGTCTGATAACAGCCACGCAATAAGTCAGGGCTATGCGAACGTTAAGCTCTACACCGCCCCGCCAGCGCCAGCAGTGCCGGTGGAAATGACCGGCGGCATCGCGATGAGCAAGTACAAAGTCAAGAAGAGCAATTATTCCCAATGGGTGAAGGGATGGAACGCCTGCCGCGCCGCAATGCTGGCAGCAGCGCCGGAGGGTGGGAATTGACTCACAGACAACCATAATTATACTGTATGCATGAACAGCATTTTTATGGTGTGAGTTATGACTACGAAAAACGACATCGGCTATCAGGTCGTTTACCGCGGCGAAGTGCTGGAGTACCCCAAAGAAGGCGGCTGGGTGTTCTTCCAGCGATTGAAGGAATATGGCGGCGGGTACTGGCTAGGACGCACCTATCACGATCGCTTCGTTCTGGAGTATGATCGGCCCACTTCACTACATGACGGCATCAAATTTATCCTCGAGATGCGCGCTGCAGAGCGAAACTTTGCAACGTTCGATGATGACTTTGAGCTGATATAGGATTGGGCAATGTCATACAACATAGCGGATAAATCACCGGAAGAACGCGAGAAGGTTAACGTAGATTTGGCTGCTTCAGGCGTAGCTTACAAAGAGCGCATGAATATGCCGACTGTGCCTGCGCAGGTAGAAGAAGAGCAGCCAGCGCATCTACGTGAATACTTCCGTGAACGATTGCAACATTATCGTGGCCAGAGCCACAAATTCCCAGGGCCGAACGACCCCCGCTATCAGCAGATGGCTGACGCCAACGGCAAGAAGTAAATCCAACCGACTGACATGAACCCGCTACGGCGGGTTTTTTGTTGCCCTATCTCCAAGCGGAGTAACCACTATGGACACTATCAGCGTCAGGATTCCCCGCGCCTATTTCACGGACGGGCGCGTTAGCACGGATGCGTTGCAGCAGAAACTTCATCAAGCCCTATGGGAGCGCACCGGCGTAATGCCTGCTCCTGTTCGAGTATTCCTGCATGAAGGGCAAGCAATCATGGCATCCGGCTGTGGCGCTGATGATGTCGAGAGCATTTTAGGATTAGGAGTTAAACATGGCTGACATCATCGACAACGCACAAGAGCAAGAAGAGCTGATTATCCTCGCCGCATTATCCAACCGGCCTAAGTCGTCAATGGTGTTCATCGGGCGATGCTATTGGTGCGGAGAAACTATTAGCAAAGGTAACTTCTGCGAGGGTGATAGCTGCGCTGAAGATTATGAGCGCCGGATTAAAGCAGACAGGCAACGAGGTGTCGCATGAGAACAAAACAAAGCGCCCTGCTTGTCTATGACGGCCGCATGATCACCATCTATCTCGGTGCGGCTGATGATGAAGAATACGCGGGCAAGATGGCCGTTCTCGAGCAGATCGTTAAACCTGGCGTAAAGCTCATTGCCGAGCAATCAACTCTCATCTCGCAAACTCCAGCAAACATCACAATCCAGTAGGTGCCAGTGGACAAATACAGCCTTTCACGCAGTGAGGCCTGTAACTTCCTTGGTATCTCAGCGCCAACTCTGACGAGCTGGATACGCTCTGGAAGACTGCAGGCAACAAGAAAAGACCCATCAAAAACCAAATCCCCCTATCTAATCACTCGCCAAGCCTGTATTGCCGCGCTTAACAATCCGATCCACACTGTGCCGGTGAGCGCGGATGATGCACATGAGGAGAAAGCAGCATGTCATTATTCCGCCGAGGGGAAACCTGGTACGGGAGTTACACGTCGCCAAGCGGCAAAAGAATTAAGGAGTCGCTTGGGACTAAGGACAGACGCCAAGCGCAGGAGTTGCACGACCGCAGAAAAGCTGAGCTTTGGAGAATAGACCGGCTGGGAGATTTCCCAGAAGTCACATTTGAAGAGGCGTGCTTACGCTGGCTGGAAGAAAAGGCGCACAAGAAATCACTCGATGCAGACAAGGGCCGGATTGGATTCTGGCTCATGCATTTTGAAGGGATGCTGCTGAAGGACATTACCGAGGCAAAGATTTACACAGCAGTCGGCAGGATGACGAACAGGAAGGCAGAAGAACGCTGGGCGCTTAGGGTTGAAGCTCTTGCAAGGAAGGGAATTGAGATAGAGCCACGAAAGGCTGAGCCCGTATCTACCTCAACCAAGGCAAAACACCTGGCGCTGATGAAAGCGCTTATGCGTGCCGCAGAACGTGACTGGAAATGGATTGAGAAGTCACCGGTTATCAAGGTGCCACAGGAAAGGAATAAGCGTGTTAGGTGGCTTGAGCCAGCTCAGGCACAGCGACTTATTGATGAGTGTCCTGAGCCGCTTAAATCCACCGTGGAATTCGCGTTAACCACAGGGCTACGCCGGTCAAACATCATCGAGCTCGCATGGTCGCAGATCGACATGCAAAGAAAGGTAGCTTGGATTTATCCTGAGGATAGCAAGTCAGGACGGGCAATTGGCGTCGCTCTCAACGACACCGCTTGCGCCGTTCTGCGTAGGCAAATAGGAAATCATCATCGATGGGTGTTCGTTCACAAAGATCCGGTGAGGAAAATGCGAGTCGATTCTAACACTGCGTGGCGCGCTGCGTTAAGACGAGCTGGCATTGATGATTTCCGCTTCCATGACTTGCGACACACCTGGGCAAGCTGGCTGATCCAGTCAGGCGTTCCGCTTTCTGCACTTCAGGAAATGGGAGGGTGGGAGAGCATCGAAATGGTACAGCGATATGCTCACCTTGCACCTAACCACCTAACTGAGCATGCGAGGCAAATTGATGCGATTTTCGGAGGTTTAGTCCCAAATCTGTCCCATGATGAAATTGGAAAGGCGGGGTGA